GGCGGGTTTTTTGCTTTTTGGAGTATCCCCCCATGAAATTTGCCGCCCTGTTTGCCGCCGCGCTTCTGGCGCTGGCGATGCCTGCCAATGCCGTTGATCGTCGCATTGAAGTCCCCAAGGCTGGCGGCGAATCATTCTTGCGCATTCCTGCGACCGATGCTGTTATGGCGCGCGTGCTGTCGGCTGGCGTGGCCGAGTCCATCGCTGTGCCAACTGGTGCCTATTATGTGCTGTTCTCGGCTAACACGGATTTTTGCGTGTCCTACACTGGCACGGCTGCCTATCCTGCGGCAGACGTAACCAACGGAACAGCTTGCGATTATGCGCCCACACAGCGATTCCTTGACGCCTCCGTTACTTCGATCAGCGTTGTATCGTCGTCGGGTGGCACTGTCTGGGCGTCATTCTACAAACCATAAGGGGTTATCATGGCAATTGCTTGGGATGATGGTTTAGCGGGCGTTATTCTGCTGGCGGATTATTTCTCTGTACCAGGTACGCCTGAGCCGCCGATTGATGGCGAGGATAATCAATACTGGCTGATTAAAGCAAGACGGCGGGCGCGCCGATAATACTGGAGACGAAGCGGGAATTATCCCTTGTTGCCCTGCTGCCAATTCCGGCTGCGGGGTGGTTTATTTTACCTATCAACCAACGGAGTATGAAAAATGGCAAACTATGACATCATGAAAACCTTGTTCGGGCGCAAGCTTGGTCTTGATGCGCGCGGCAATCTCATCGCCTCTGGCGGCTTGGTTGTTGGCGCGCCTGGCGCTAACCGCATTGTCGGTAGCCCGCGTCATGTCGAGATGTATGATGATTTCTTGGGCGACGTAGTTGCCGACCAGTGGAACTATACCGAAGGCACTGACACCACAACGGCAGACGGCGCCATTGTTGAAGGCGTTAACGGTGTTTTCCGTCTGACTGCCGGCGACAGCGCAGGCACGATTGCGGCTGACGGCGCGCAGTTGAATAGCGCGCTGAACTGGAAAGCCAATTCCGGCGAATTGACCTTTGAAGCTCGTATCAAGCTGGCGTCAATCGCGTCTGTGTCGTGTTTCCTGGGCTTCACCGACACCAAGGCTCTGGAGCAACCGGTTCAATCTGCCTCAAGCGCCGACACGATTACCACGAACGCGACCGATGCTGTCGGCTTCATGTTCGATACCAACATGGCGACCGATAACTGGTGGGCTGTTGGGGTTGCTAATGACGTTGATGCGACGGCCCGCAATATGGGTTATGCGCCTGTGGCCGATACCTATGCGACATTCCGCATTGAGGTATCAGCAACCGGTGTGGCGACGTTTGCCCGCAATGGCGTGTATCTTGGCACGGCCATGACTGGCGCGGTTACTCCGACTGTTGCTCTGACGCCTTGCTTCATCATCCGCCCATTGTCTGCCGTTGCTGGTAAGACGATGGACATTGATTATGTCGGCGTTTCGTCTCTGCGGGTCTAATGCCAACTGTTGATGATCTAATCAGTCAAATACAAGGATTATCGGCAGAACAAATAGCGGCTCAACTTCGCCTGATGCCGCCTCCAGAGTTCAAGCGAATGAAAGAGGCGGCATTAGCTGCGGCCAAGGGGATGTGTTTCATACCCAATCCTGGGGCGCAAACACAGGCTTATCAAAGTCAGGCTGATATCCTGCTCTATGGCGGCGCTGCATCGGGCGGTAAAACGGCCTTGATGCTAGGCGTCGGCATACAGCAAGCGCGGTCTGGGATTATATTCCGCCGTGAGTCAAACGAGACTGACGGCCTGGAAAAAACCGGTGCCGAGTTTATTGCCAATACGGCAAACTATAACGGCACGGACAAAGAATGGACGTGGACAGACGGGCGCACGCTGAAGCTGGCCGGCATGAAAGAGCCGGACGATTGGCGCAAGCACGCTGGACGCGAACGTGATTTCATAGGATTCGACGAAGCGGGCGAGTTCTTGGAGTTGCAGGTTCGGTCAATCATGGGGTGGATGCGTGGCCCAAAGGGGCGCAGATGCCGCATGATCCTGGCGACTAACCCTCCCAGGTCAACAGATGGGTTTTGGCTTAAGCAGTGGTTTGCGCCGTGGTTGCGGCCTGATTTCCCGAATCCTGCGCAGCCTGGTGAGTTGCGCTGGGGTGTGTTTGTTGACACTGAATTGATTTGGTGTGACGGGCCACAACATGTCGAGATTAACGGCGAAATGTATGCGCCGCGTTCGTTTACGTTTATTCCAGCGAAGCTGGCGGATAACCCTTATCGGAATACTGCGGAATATCGGTCAACGCTGCAATCGCTGCCAGAGCCGCTTCGCAGTCAGTTGCTTTACGGTGATTTTAATGCTGGAACTAAAGACGGTGAGTTTCAGCTAATACCTTCTGAATGGCTTAGGCAGGCGCAAGAGCGTTGGACGCAAAGGCCGCCTGAAGGCATTGCAATGACCGCTATGGGGTTTGATCCTGCTGGTGGTGGTGAAGATGCTGCGGCGCTTGCCATGCGCTACGGTGGCTGGTTTGCGCCACTGGTAACGGCGAGCGGCGCGGTTACGTCTGACGGTTCGGCCAATGCGGCACTGATTGTCAGGCATCGGCGCGACGGCTGCCCTGTCATTGTTGATGTTGGGGGCGGGTATGGCGGGGCAACGACGCTACGCCTTAAAGATAACCTGATTGATGCGCTGGGGTTTAACGGCGCCAATGCAGTAACGAGTAAGACGAAAGACGGCAAGCTTACATTCGCAAACAAGCGGAGTGAAGCTTACTGGCGGTTCCGCGAAGAACTTGACCCTTCGCAAGAGGGGGGCAGCGTTATTGCGTTACCGCCTGATCCTGAATTGATTGCCGACCTTGCGGCGCCGACATGGGCGCTGACGGCACGAGGTATACAGGTGGAGTCTAAGATCATTCAGAAGGACGGCAAGATTATTGGCGGCCTGCGCAAGAAACTAGGCCGCTCGCCTGGCAAGGGTGACGCGGTGGTGATGTGCCTGTCTGAAGGTTCGCGCGCTGCCGTGCGTATGAAGTCAATCGGTAGCGGCCCGCCACGAAAGGCAGAGTCAGGAACTAAATTCAAAGTCAGGAGGTATAGCTAATGGTTGGACTATTCGGCGGGGCTAAATCCCCGAAACTTCCGGCAGTGGCACCGGTTGCGCCCATGCCAGACCCAGCGGCTACCGATGCCGAAAAACGCAAAAAGATGGCAAGGCAAGCGCAAACGTCCGGGCGCCAAAGCACATTCTTGACTGACGTAACCACTGGCGGAAAGTTAGGCGGCTAACGTGCAAGCTTGGGTCAAAGACCTGATCGAGTATAGCGAGAAGTTATTCACGCAACGCGGTTCTGTTGTCGCCACATGGCAGGAATCTGCTGAAAATTTCATGCCTGAATTGTCGGATTTTATGGCAACGCGCTATACGGGCGCGGATTACGCGGCAAATCTTGTAACCAGTCATCCCCTGCTGGTGGCGCGTGACCTTACCAACATCATCGACTCAATGTTAAGGCCGCCAAATAAGTGGTTTATTATAGAAACCGACCAGGGCGACAAGATTGACATGGAAGGCCGACGCTGGTGCGAGTGGGCAACTGGCGTGCAATATCGCGTGATGAATGACAAGCAGGCAGGATTCAAGAAAGCAACCAGCCTTGCGGATAAGTTCTATGTTCTGACCGGTCAAGCTGCTATTGCGCCGGATATCAACTGGCAGAATACGACCTACCTTTACCGCACACCGCATTTGCGCGATGTTGTTTGGTGCGAAGATGACGCAGGCAATATTGACCGAGTTGATCGCAAATGGTTCCCAACGGCACGCGACCTGGAAAAAAGGTTTGGCGATAAAATTCACAAGAATGTTAGGGAAAAGCTGATTAAAGACCCACATGGGACGGTGAATTGCAAGAAAATCCACATGACATCCGGCCAGTACCAAGGCGACAAAAAGCTAAAGCCTGGGTTCGAGTATGTCACGCTGATTGTTGATACCGATAATCAACACGTCATGGAAGTATCCGAGCGCGTAACGCTTGGTATTGTTATACCGCGCTGGGCCACGTTGCCCGGCACGCAATACTCAATGTCTCCCGCCGTTTGGGCAGCCCTGCCTGAAGCCCGCCTCATGCAAAGCATCACGCTGACATTGCTGCAAGCTGGCGAAAAGGCCGTTGATCCACCAGTTACAATCCCAGAAGGCGTGCTGCGCGGCGATATCCAGACCTATGCAGGCGGAATAAACATTTATGATAGCGAGTATGACGAAGGCACGGGGCAAGTCATGCGGCCTATCAACATCGACAAGACCGGGTTGCAGTTCGGGCTTGAGATGCAAAACCGCTCTGCTGTTACGTTGATGAATGCGTTTTTTCTGGACAAGTTGAACCTGTCGCCAATCGACAAGAATATGACGGCCTACCAAGTCAGTCAGATCATGCAGGACAACATGCGCAAGGTTTTGACTCTTATGGGGCCGACAGAAGATGAATATAACGGCCAGCTTTGTGATGTGACGTTTAGAGACTTGCGGCAGGTTGGAGCATTCGGGCCGGAGGAGGATTGGCCGGATTCAGTGCGCGGCAGCAAGATTAAATTCAAGTTTGAAAGCCCGTTGCATAAGTCAATTGAGCGCGAGAAGGGGCAGCATTTCATAGAGGCGCAGGGATTGATTGCCCAGGCTGCGGCGACTGACCAGGCAGCGCCGGCTATGATTAACGCCAGGAAAGCCTTACGTGAAGCACTGCTAGGCGTCGGAACTCCGGCTGACTGGATACGCTCTGACGATGAGATGGAAGAAATCGAACAGCAACAACGCCAACAGCAACAGATGGCGCAGGCAATTGCGACTATCAGCCAGGGTGCTGCGGCAGCCGAGCAGGTTGGTAAGGCTGGCATGGCGTTGCAGGGCATGGGACGCGGAGGGGTTAGCTAGTGGCCGCGCCTAAGAAACTGCTGGTTGCCTCGCCACTTGATGCGCCAAGTCTAACCGAGCATGAGATTTACGCCTTGCGCGCCTTGAATAATGGTGAAGCAACCAAAGACCAGCAAAAGATGGCCTTTGATGTTCTGATTCAAAAGTTTGCGCGTTACGGCGCTATCTCGTTTGATCCGGCCAGCACACGCAATAGCGACCTAAACGAAGGACGCCGGCTTGTGGGGGCGTTCCTGATTAAGACGGTGACAGCGCCGATTGAAAGTTTAGTTAACAAGCCAAAGGGGAATAAATGACCAATACCGCATTAGCCGCTGCACCTGCTGCCGCGACAACCCAGGAACCGGGCGGAATCGCTCCGACTGCGCCAGCAAACAGCGATTTGAAAACCGCGACCATCGACCAAGCCGCGACGGAACCTGCTGCTCCGGCAGCCGTTGCGCAGCCTAATGGGCAGACGGCTGGGCAGTCTGCTGGGGCGGAAAACTTCCGCACGCGCATTGTTGACGCTATGAATTTGCAGGGCGCCGAGCGTGACAAGGAACTGAAGCGCCTGGAGCGGTTTGCGTCTGAGGCTGATATCTATAAATCCAATCGTGAATTGGAAAAGAAGTTTTCTTCTGGTGAAGTGCGCGCCAGGCTGGCCGATGATGCAACGCCTGAACAAATCGCGGAATACCGCAAGCAAATTGGCGTACCGGAAACGCCGGAGGGCTACGATACCAATATTGAGGGCGTGGTATTTGGCGACGCTGACAAGCCTATTATTGGCGATTTTGCAAAGGCTATGCACGCCGCAAATGCTGATCCCGCTGCGGTTAAAGCTGGTCTGGCATGGTATGCCAATCATATGGAGCAAGTGCTTGCACAGCGCGCGCAGGCTGACCATGACGCTGAAATTGAAGTGAAGGTCGAGCTTGGTAAAGAGTGGGGACAAGATGCCAAGCTGAATTTCAATCTTATCAATAACACGCTTGAGCAATATCCTGCGCTGAAAGAGGCGCTATGGCAGGCGCGCGGCGAACACGGACAGGGCCGGTATGTCGGATATAACAAAGGCGTGCTGCAAGAACTGGCGCGCCTGTCCCGGGAATTGAATCCTGCCGCAACCATTATCCCGGGCGGTAATGCCAACATGCGCGGCCTACAAGATGAAATGGCGGCCATCGAGAAAAAGATGGGGACTTCTTCTTACACGCAGGCTGATCGTGAGCGTTACACAGCTCTGGTTGAGATTAAGGAAAAGCAATCCGCAAGAGGTGGGTAAATATCACTTGCAATGTTATAACATTACAAGTAAAGTGTATCCTGTTCATGTTGCATGGATAACCCTCAATCGAGGCACCAAGCGGTATGACAACCAATAGCGACGGCCCCTAAAGCGCCAGAGCCTACCCGCACAATCGCGGTAACTAGGAAAAGCGCAGAAGGAAAACCCAGAAGCTACGGAAATCTTAACCCGTAACCTTTGGAGTTTTATCATGGCCACGAGCGCCCTACAGACTACCTATCGTCAGGAAATTATCAACGGCTTCGACAAGACTGTTTCGGTTTTGCGCGATACCGTTATTACCGATTACATGGACAAAGGCGGTTCGGCTGTATTTGCCGTCGCTGACTCCATCAACCAAACAGCCCGCACGCGCGGCCTGAATGGCATGATTCCGGCAGACCCGCTGGTTCTGGCGCAGAATACCGCGACCTTAAGCCCGTGGCACAAGCTGGTCACTGTCAACGACTTCAATATGTTTGCGTCCCAGGGTAATCTGGCCGAGCCGATGAAGGCCGCCGTTATGGCAGCAATCAATCGTCAAATTGACGATGAGATCATCGACGTGCTGGCAACCGGTTCGCTGACGACTGGTGCGGCAACGACTGGCAGCGCGGCCTTGATTCTCAAGGCCAAGGTGATCCTGGGTAATAACCGCGTGCCGAATGACGGCAATCTGACTTTGTTGGGTACGCCTGCGCTGATTAGCGGATACCTGATGCAGTCGCCTGAGTTCACCAGTGCCGATTATGTCTCTGCCCGCCCATTTGCGGATGGTGGCCCAGCTTACGGTGACAAGCGTATGGTTTACAAGTGGAACGGCATGACGGTTATTGAAGACCCGACCTTGCCGGGTGCTGGTACTGCTACTGAGCAGTGCTTCTTGTACCACAAAAATTCCGTGGGCAACGCGCTGAACAAGAACGCGCTTGAGTTCGATATGGACTATGACCGCCAGCAAAAATATAGCTGGGCGAATTGTTCCGCCTATATCGGCACCAAGCTGCTGCAAAATAACGGCGTGGTCATTATCAACCATGTCGGCAACCAGCTCTAAGGGAGGGCTTCACTATGGCTTATGTAACGACTAATCCTCCGCAAAAGATGTTCGGCGGCGGCATTGATGGCACGTTGCCGTCATTCTGGTTCTACTCCAGCACGGACAACGGCACGACCGTTGACGTTCCTGGGTATTTCACAGATGCGGCTGAACTTGGCATTGCTGTTGGCGATTATATCTTTGTTGCTGACTCTGACGCTTCGCCAATTGTGACGACTGTGCATCGCGCTATTTCCTACAGTGGCACGACGCTCACCATCTCGACCGGCGACACGTTCAACACCGGAACCGCTGGCAGCTAAATCTAGCAGTCAGTTGAATACCAAGGGGGCAGGCTTCACGGTCTGCCCCTTTTTCTTTGACCAATCACAGGAGAATACATGAGCGACAGTACGGCAAACTATCCAGCCTTGCACGCTAACGGCTTGGAGCGCGCAGAATATGCCAATACCAATTGGCGCGTGAAGGTGCCGGAAGGAACGCCAAAAGAAGCCTTAACGAATGAGGCATTCTGGTCAAATAATGCGCGCCTGATGAATGTTTATGACAGGGTTGAGGTTATCCCGATGGATGGTGCTTGGTTTGCCGAGCTGCTTGTTCTAGACAAATCCGACCATTGGGCGCGGCTTACCATCTTGCGATTTGTTGAGCTGGAAGTGGTTGTTGCTTCTGATGATATTCCGTCTGGTTACAGTATTAAATGGAAAGGCCCGGTCATGCGCTGGGTTATCCTGCGCGATGTTGACGGCAAGCCTATGACGGCTAAGAAGATGCAGACCAAAGCCGAGGCTATTGAGTGGCTTCAAGAACATATGAGGTCTAGGGCAGCATGACCGTATCAGCACTAAGCGCAGAGCAATTGTCGGTTTATAACGGCGCCCTTGATATTCTTGGGGAAGAACCGTTAGCTGAAGATGAAGACAGAAATCCGCGCCGCGTCTTGGATCGTATCTGGACACGCGGCGCGGTTAACTACTGTCTTTCGTCCGCCGACTGGACATTTGCAACACGTTCATTGCAGCTTGAATATGAGCCAAGCATCGGCCCTGGTTTGGGCTTTCGTTATGCGTTTGTGAAGCCTGCCGATTGCGTCAGGGTTATTGCTGTTGCGAGTGATGGGTATTTTGTGGATACCCTCGATCAGGGGCGCTGCATCAACGAAAAGAACTATTTCTACTCTGATGAATCGACGATATTTATCCGTTTCGTCTCTAACGACAATGAGTTTGGCAACGACATCGGGCAATGGCCGAGGCCGTTTAGTGCTTGGGTTGAACTGTATCTAGCTTATAGTGGCTGCAACGCCATTACCGGCAAAGAGCCGGACGAAAAGATGGAGCGCAAATATCAATCTATGCTGAACGGCGCCAAATCAAAGGACGCTTTCAACAACGGAGCAAAGCCGCAGCGCATGAGTAAATGGGTTGGCGCAAGGCTTGGCCGGCGCGGGCGGGCTGGTAATATCTCTGAGATACCGGAATAGCAATGGCAAAAGCAAACATCCCCTTCCTGGCGTTTAATCGGGGGTTGGTATCAAAACTTGCACTGGCAAGAACGGACATTCCGCGTATCGGCATGTCTGCCGCGATACAAGATAACTGGCTGCCCGTCTCGCTTGGCTCTATGTCGCCGCGCCCTGGTCTTGGCTATATTAGTGGCACGCGCAACAATCTTAAGGCTGTGCATATCGACTTTATTCGCGCCTTGGATGACACGGCCATTCTTGAACTAACAGACAGCACAATGAGGGTTAGAATCAATGACGTGATTGTGACCCGTCCGGCTGTGACCACAACAATAATCAATGGCACGTTCGACACTAGCTTGGCCGGCTGGACTAATGCAGATGAGCCTGGCGCTGTGTCTGATTGGTCTGTTGGCGGCTATATGATACTAACCGGCACGCGCCTGAATGCTGCAATACAAAAACAAGCCGTTACTGTACCAGGCGGCAGTATTGGGGTTGAGCATGGCTTGCGCTTAGTTGTCACTCGTGGAACCGTTCGCCTGCGCGTTGGTTCTGCTGATGGCGCTGATGATCTGATTAGAGAGACGCAGTTAGACGCCGGAACGCACTCGCTTGCGTTTACCCCTGGCGGTACGTTTTACATTCAGATTTCAAATTCTAAATCTTATTCGTCACTTATTACCAGTGTAACGCTAGATAGTGCTGGGGATTTAACAATTCCTGCGCCGTGGGTTGAGGCTGACTTAAAATACGTTCGCTGGTCACAATCGGTTGATGTGATTTATTGCGCCTGCCGTGGGTATCAACAGCGCAAGATTGAGCGGCGCGGGCTTCGCTCATGGTCTATCGTGCGGTATGCGCCCTTGGATGGGCCGTTTCGTATTATCAATACCACGTCAACGACCATCACACCGAGCGGGTTTACTGGAGACATAACGCTAACGTCTAGCCGCGATCTGTTCTATAGCGGCCACAATGGCGCGCTGTGGCGTATTGGTTCTGTTGGACAGAATTTGCAAAACTCCATTGCTGGCGACGATCAGTATTCTGCTGGTATTCGGATAACTGGCGTTAAAGGCACAAGAGGATTCTCCTATTCCATTGCTGGGACGTGGACGGGCGAAGTTACCTTGCAGCGCAGTGTTGATGGCGGAGCATCATGGGATGACGTGACAACGTACACAAGCAATATACCTGGAACGGGATACAATGATGGATTTGATAATCAAATCTATTTGTATCGTTTGGGTTTTAAGCCTGGGGAATATGTGTCTGGTAGCGCAGATGTTACGCTTTACAGCGCCAGCGGTTCTGTCACTGGCATTGTTAAGATCATTGGCGTGGTTGATTCCAGAAACGTGCTGGCGACGGTTATTCAGCAATTGGGCGGAATATCACCGACAACAGACTGGTATGAGGGCGAGTGGTCGGATCATCGCGGCTGGCCGACTGCGGTTAGTTTCTTTGAAGATCGGCTTTGCTGGCACGGAAATGACAGAAACATCTTGTCAATAACCGATAGTTATGAAAGCTTTGATGATTCCGTCGAAGGTGATAGCGGAGTTATTAATCGCAGCATCGGTGGCGGTCCTGTAGCAAATATCAATTCCGCGCTATCACTGCAAAGACTTATTTTGCTGGCCGACACGGCGGAATATGTTGCATCATCTTCGTCTCTTGATGAGGTGTTGTCTCCAACGGCTTACAATATCAAGGCGCCATCAAGCCAGGGGTCTGCCAGGGTTGCCGCCGTCAAGGTTGATAATGGCGGGTTCTTTGTCCAGGCTTCTGGCGCCAGGGTGTTCTCGATCAATTATGACGGCGTATCGCTGCAATACAGTAGCGAGGACATATCGAAGATAGCGCCGGAGATATTCGAGGCCGGCATTGTCAAAATAGCCGTCCAGCGCCAGCCGGACACGCGCATTCATTGCTTGCTGGCTGATGGTACTGTTGTCCTGCTAATTCATGACCCGCTCGAAAACCTGCGTTGCCTTGTGACACAAGGCACGCCTGGAGCAGCCGGGTTTGTGGAAGATATCATTGTTATGCCTGGGACGCTTGAGAGTAGGGTTTATTACTGTGTCAGGCGCACGGTAAATGGCAACACCGTTCGATACCTTGAGCGGTTTGCAATGGCCAGCGAATGCCGCGCTGGCACGCTGCACAAGCAGATGGATAGCCATGTTGCTTACACTGGCGTAGTGACAGCAACAGTATCGGCGCCACATTTGGCGATGCAGCAAGTTGTGATTTGGGCAGATGGCGCGGCATTGCTTGACGAAAATAACGAGGTTAAGCTGTTTACGCTTGATGGCGTCGGACAGGTCGCGCTTGATGTGATGGTTACAAATTACGTTGTTGGCCTGCCATACACGGCGACATACAAAAGCACAAAGCTGGCTTATGCCGCACAGGCTGGGACGGCGCTAACCCAAACAAAGCGCTTGACGCATTTGGGGTTGATATTCAGCAATACGCACAACAAGGGCATCTATTACGGCAAAAGCTTTACCAAGATGGATACTTTGCCACAGAATGTGAATGGTGCGCCAGTTCCTGTAAATCATATCTGGGAAGATTTGGACTTAAACGCCACGAGTTTCATGGGTGGATGGGATACCGATTGCCGTTTGCATCTTAAGTCAAACTCGCTACTGCCCTGCACAATTCTTGCTGCCGTGGTTGGAATAGATGTCCACGAAAAAGTATGATCTGCCGCCTGATTTAGAAATAACGCCTGCGACGGAACAAGACATTATGACGTTTTACGGTCGCAAGTGCTCCGATACAATCAAGGCATGGGCTTTCACTTGGCGCGGAGAGTTGGTGGCAATCGCTGGGTTTGCGCGTGACCATGCCGGATTTACATTGTTCTCTGACGTAATGCCTGGACTGGACGCTCCGCGCAAGTTGCGCTGGCTGGCTATCCAGCATTTCATGCGGCTGGTTGATGAAAGCAAGATACCGTTCTATTCGGCACCAGACAACGCATTGCCTAACGCGCCAAAACTGCTGCAACGCTTAGGGTTCACTGACACAGGGCGAACACATGAAGGCTATAAGATTTACTGGAGAGGTGTTGCATGAGCGGCATTGAGCTATTCACTATCGGCAGCACGGTATTCAGTCTAGCCGATGCTGCCACGGCTATCGGGCTAGGTGTGACTGCCGCCAGCACGGTAAGTCAAATATCAGCCCAGCAAGAAGCCGGACGCGCTGCACAAGAAAGCGCCAACTATCAGGCAAAGCAGGCCGAGACAATGGCCGGCCAGAAACGGGCATCATCACAGCGCGCTGCAATGGAGCAGACGCGGCGCGGCGCTATCGTGGCGTCAAATGCCAGGGCTGCGGCGGGCGCTTCTGGCGGCAGTCTGGCAGACCCTACAGTGCAGGATATCTTCTCTGGCATAGACAGCGAAAGCAACTACCGCAAGTTGGCGATGCTTTACGAAGGCGAGGACGCCGCACGAGGGCTTGAAACGCAGGCATCACTAGGACGCTATGCCGGACAACAAGAGCGCAACGCTGCTAATAGTTCTGCTATGTGGACTGGCATTGGTGGGTTCGGCAAGGTTCTTGCTGACAGTTCATCGTTCTATAGCAAATATGCTGGCACCACCGATACGGCTGGCGGCACGTTTGGTTACGGTCGCACTGGTTCTGTTGATTGGACTTCGCCACGGAGGTATGGCTAAATGGCGCGCATACCTACCGAGTTAGATTTAGGCCAAAGGCCAATCCCTAGCCCGCAGCGCGGCATATACGCGCCACAGAATGGTCAGGCTGCACAAGCCGCGTCATACGGCGCCAAGGTGCTGGGTGGCATTGGCGAGCGCATAACTGGCGCAGCGAACGAAGCAAACAACGCAGCCAGCAATCTCCAAGCCGCACAAGCTGCATCCATGCTGTATCAGGCACGTTCTGCCGCCCAGCGCGCTGCCGAGGAAAGCAACGATCCAGACTTAGCGGAGGGCATATACCAACAACAGATGAGTGAGGCTCTTAAGCAGGCGTCCAGCCATATTCAGGACGGCAACAAACGAGCTATGTTTGTGGCAAATGCTGGTGAGCATATCAATGTTGGCCTTGGCAGTGTATCATCATGGGCGAGAACACGCAGGCGCGAAAATGCCCAGGCTTCGATTCTTCAGACTAATGCAGATAACCTTCAGGCAGCTTTAAGCGATGAGGATGGATTTGCAAATTATTTCGCATTAACACGCGACGTTAACAAGAATGCGTTCCTTGCTGGGCATCTAACTGCCGAACAGCAATACTCGATGAACAAGCGTTGGGTTGATGATTATGCTGATAATCATTTTAAGGGAAAAATAGCAGAAGGAAAATCAAGCGAAGTATTGCGTGTGCTTTCTGAAAATAATAAGAGCGGTATTGCTGGAGCGATAAGCGGGGAAAAACGGCTGCAATTTGTAAAAATGGCAGAGTCCGAACTAAAGCAGCAAAGCGTTAAAGCTATGGGGTTGGTAAAGTATGTTGACCAAAAGCTTGAGGATGGAAGCCCTGTTCTGCCAAGTGAAATGCAAGATGCAAAAAATGCCGCTCCTATTGCCGGGATTGACCCGCAGACATTGGACTACAAAGATCAAACTCTGCAAGAGCTTCGGCGCATGTCGCCTCTTGACCTTGGCAACGAAATAACCCGTCTGGAGTCAGAGGCGCGTGGCAAATCAACAGTTAATGATACTGCCGGAATCATGCTAGACCAGCCATCGCCAGATGGCGAAAACATTATGGCAGCCGCCAGAGAAAAATTAGATTGGGCTAAAAAAGTTCAAGGGCAGCTTCAATCTGCAATCAAAGACGGTAATATTCTTGGATGGTATGCAAATTATGCGGGAGGAAATGTTACTCCGTTTATTCAGGAAACCGCAGACGGTCAGAATGTCGCCATTGACGATAAAGAATTGTTTAAGAGAAACGTAAGTTTTGAAGAAACAAAGTCAATTTATGGGAAAGGTGCCGTTCTTACCCAGCCAGAACAAGAGCAAATCTCCAAATTGTTCGACACCATGTCACCGGACAATGCACGAAATATGGTCGCAAAAATATCGTCTGGATTAAATCCACAAGCGGTTAAATCTTTGGCTGAATCAATCGCTCCTAAGAATCCAGTTCTCTCTGCTGCTATGACGGCAGATAGCCCAGATATTTCCCGCCGTATGATCTTGGGTAGCAAGTACGATTATGACCTTCCTGCCGGACTTACCGCCGCCATACAAGAAAAATTAGGCGCAGCAATTACGAATGATCCACACGCTCTTAAGGCGGCAATTAAATCAGTTGAGGCTCTTTATCGTGAATCTGCTGTGAGGAACAATCTCGGCAAAATCGGAATCACAGGTGACGTGCTTGACCAATCCATCAAGGAGGTTACTGGCGGTCTTATTACGCACAACGATAAATCAATGTTGCCTTATCGCTATGGTGGAGATCATGTTGATACAGGCGGATTCACAGCCGTCTTAAAGGATGTTGAGAAGTTTGGAGATGCGTGGGTCATGGATGCAATTGGCGCTCCTTACAATGACAAGGGGCAACAAATACCATTCAGACAGTTAAAGAATAATTTTACTTGGAACAGTGTCGGAGCCGACAAGTACGGTTTAAGGGATGCTTTTGGCGGGACTGTTTATGATAAGGATGGCAGAGAATATCTGATTGATATGCCAACGCTGCATTTGCGGCGTGATGAAGAAAATGCCAGAAGAGGAAATCTTAAGTGAGTATTGCTGATCTTCTGACACCGCAGGAAACAATTGCTGGCGCGTTGCCAACAAGACAAACTCCGACCAAGCCTGCTGAATGGTCTGATTGGGGTGATCTTGAGCAGGCGTCTTATACCAGCACGCTAGAAAACTTTAACACTAATTCTCGTTTTTGGGGCTTGGAAGAACAGCGTCAAAAGCGCAATCAGTCTTATCAGGAATTAACGGGCGAAAGCGTTGCATCTCTTTATAGCGTTATGGACGAGCCGCAAGTTAGGCGCAAAAAGATTGACGCTAAAATCAACGAGTTGAGGCAGAAAGATAACCGATTTCTGACGCTGGCGACAGAATCTGATATCGAAAGCATGGCAATTATGCAGGCTCGTGGATCAACGGCAACTTATGAGCGTATGGCTGGAGGCATTGAGCCTGGATTCGTAAGTGGTACGGCTGGATTGGTTGGCGGTTTAAGGGCTGGACTGCTTGATCCTGTAAACATGGCTGCTGCCGGAATTGGTGCTGGAGCTGGGCGTAGTTTCTTACAGGCTGTCGGTATTGATTTTTTAGTTGGGGCTGCATCCACTGCTGCGACTGAGCCATTTGTCGCTGACTGGCAAGCAACTGTCGGCAACAAAATGACGGCTGAACAAGTCTTAACAGATGTTGCTGCTGGTGGCGTCCTGAGTGGGGGAATAACTGCTGTTGGGCGTGGCATTGGCAAAGCGTATCGGTTTGCCAGAACTGAGGCTCTTGATCGTATGGCGTCTCAACCAGGATTGCCTGCTGATGGTAAAGCCGCGATTGATCTAATGGAGCGTGACGCATTTGTTCGAGAGCACAATCCGATAGACGAAAGTATAGACGAGGCAGACAATATCCACCGTGATAACATCGACCGCGCTGCAATGGCTGTTGAGACTGAAGGTGATTTTTCTCGGTTTGTTCCAGATTTTGACGAAAAGCAATTGGCTGCTGATTTGCGCGCTGGGTCTGCTATTGCTGATGAGATGGGTTATCGGTCGCCGGAGATGGATTTTGCAATGTCGGACATCATGCCGGCAAAACCAGAGAAAGCACCAGAGAACCTAACACAGTTCATTGCCCGTAACGGCGGAATTGCTGACTACTCTGGTGAGTTGAAGTCGTTTGATTTTCACAAAGCAAAAGCCAGAATTACAAGGGACGATAAAACTTACTACGGCCCGATTGTCGCCAAGAAAGGCCAAAGTCTTGATTATATGCGAGAGGCAGCAGCCGAAGCCGGCTTTATCAATCCTGATGGAACAATACAAGATTTCATCGAGGCAATAAAGCAAGACTATAGCGGCCAAAAAGTTTATGCCGATACTGGAGTGGCGGAAAGAATGCGCGCCCAAAAAGGCGCTGATGCTGATGCTCATTATGCGGAGATAGCCCGCGCTAATATTGAGCAGGCGGCAAAAGATATGGGCGTAACTTTAACCACTAAAGAATTTGACCATGCCTATGCCGCAATGCAAAATCCAAAAATAAAAGCAGAGGATGCTGTTACTGATGCCCTTGAGCGTAGCGGAATTATGTCTGAGCCTGAGCATGTTGCTGTGCGCGACAAAAGCGTGCAGCAAATTA